TATCTGAAATTGACTTAAGACGGTTGTCCCTGCAGTATCTTCAACAGAAGGCGCACTTGCTGGTGTGTTTCGTTGGGGACCTGTAGAAAAACGTGTTTTAGTTGATTCAGAAAATACTCTAGTTGCCCGCTTTGGTAAGCCTACCAATCACAATGCGGAAACATTCTTTACAGCTGCTAACTTCTTAGCCTACGGTAATAAGCTTTATGTAGTTAGAGCAGCTAATACTACCGATGCTACAGGTGCTAGCGGTGTGCTAACAGCCTATGCTAACGTCGGCGCTGTTACTTCTAATACAAACTTATTAGTTAAGAACGAAGATCATTTCTTAGATTCTACCGTTACTACTAATCTTGCATCAGAAACGAACGTAAGATATATTGCTAGATATCCAGGTGCAATTGGAAACTCTTTAAAAGTCTCGGTCTGCGATACACCAAATACTTTCTTTTCAAACACAACGCTTCGTAACGGTGATGCTAACCTAAGTGCCAACGGCCAATTAACATCTATAGTTGCTACAAACGGCAGCAATACAGTTACAGTTAAGATAGCGAACAGCTCGACCGGTACTGTTTCAGAAGCTAGTGCAAGAGCCACTACAGTAAGCGGGCTATTAAGTGCTGGTGATTTAATCGAGGTAGGTAATTCTTCAATAGGCACTCAATACCTAAAAGTAACAGCTATTAGCGGTGTTACAACAAACGCTACTCATGCATACTTTACAGTTAATACAGATCAAAAGTATTCACTAGTATCATTTGGTAACAATGAAGCCGCTAACGTAGAAACAGTTGCTGCAGGATATCTAAAGCGCTACTGGGAATATGCTTTCAACGTTGATGCTGCTCCAAGCACCTCTACATACACAGCAGATTTTGGTAATTCAGCTGCTGTTGACGAGGTACATGTAGTAGTGGCAGATCAAGATGGTGTATTTACTGGTATTCCTGGTACCATTCTAGAGGTATATCAAGGACTTTCAAGAGCTACTGATGCTAAGACATCTGACGGCAACTCAAATTATGTAAGAGATGTTATTAATCAAAATTCAGGTTACGTCTATTACAACGCTAACAGAGCTGCCGGCTATACAGCCAATGCAAGTGCTATTACCTCGCAATCAAATAATATCGCTATAAGCCTTTCGTTTAGCTACGGATCAGATGGTCAAGACGAAGCTAACGTATCGATAGGGGTTATTACTGCCGGGTACGATAGATTTAAGTCAGCCGAAGATGTTGACGTCTCGTTAATTCTGCAAGGTAAGGCAAAGGGTGGTACAAATACTACTCAGCTTGCTAATCATATTATTGATAACATCTGCGAAACAAGAAAAGATTGCGTTGCTTTCATCTCTCCAGATAAGGCCGACGTTGTTCAAAATTCCGGTCAAGATGAATATGCTGACGTAGTTGACTTTAGAAATAGTCTATCCAGCACATCCTATGCTGTTTTAGATTCAGGCTATAAGTATCAATACGACAAGTATAACGACATCTATAGATATATTCCGTTAAATGGTGACGTAGCTGGTCTATGTGTTCGTACAGATGATACCAGAGACCCATGGTTCTCACCAGCAGGGTTCAACAGAGGTATTATTAAGAATACAGTTAAACTATCTTATAATCCTAATAAGTCAGAGCGCGACATTCTTTATAAGAATGGAGTTAATCCGGTAGTAACATTCCCCGGACAAGGCACTCTGCTATTCGGAGATAAGACACTCTTAAGCAAGCCATCAGCTTTCGACCGCATTAACGTTCGTAGATTGTTCATTGTACTTGAGAAAGCAATTGCTACAGCTGCCAAGTTCACTCTATTCGAGTTTAACGATCAGTTCACAAGAGCTCAGTTTAAGAATCTAGTAGAACCATTCCTGCGTGATGTTCAAGGTCGTCGTGGTATTTACGACTTTAAGGTCGTCTGCGATGAAACCAACAACACCCCAGAGGTTGTTGATAGAAATGAGTTCGTTGGTGACATCTATATTAAACCTGCGAAGTCAATCAACTTCATCCAGTTGAACTTCGTAGCAGTGAGAACTGGTGTCGAATTCTCAGAAATTGTTGGTCAATTTTGATCATAAATAAAATTAAGGAGAATAGACATGGCATTTAATATTAACGAAATTAGAAGTCAGTTAACCTATGGTGGGGCGAGAAACTCGCTCTTCCAGGTTACAATTAACAACCCAGTAAATGGTGTTGCTGACATTAAGGTACCATTCTTAGTAAGAGCTGCTCAAATCCCTGCTTCAACGCTAGGGGTAATGGAAGTCCCTTACTTTGGTAGAAAAATTAGACTAGCAGGTGACAGAACATTTGCTGATTGGACTGTCACAGTTATTAACGACGAAGACTTCCTAATTAGAAATGCAATGGAAGAATGGTCAAATGCTATTCAAAGTAAGCAAGGTAACCTAAGAGCTTTTGGTTCGGCTAGCCCATTGCTGTATAAGGCTCAGGCACAGGTTACCCAGTTTTCGAAAACTGGTGTACCTATCAGAACTTATACGTTTAATGGAATATTCCCATCAGAAATCTCTCCAATTGAAGTCGATTGGAGCACAACTGATCAAATGGAAGAGTTTACTGTCACATTCCAGTACGATTGGTGGGAAGTTTCTGGAGGTGTTACTGGTAATGCTGGTGGTGCGTAACCACTAATTTGAGGTAATTATGAATTTATTTGGGTTTGAAATAAAGCGTGCTGCTGATTCCGAGCAGCAATTAGATAATACGCCGTCATTTGTTCCAGAGACAGCAGATGACGGCGCTGTTATTGTGGCCGCAGGTGGTGCTTATGGTACGTATGTAGATCTTGAAGGCACAGTAAAGACCGAAGCGCAATTAGTAAACAGATACCGTGATATGTCAATGCACCCGGAGGTGGACTCCGCTATTGATGATATCGTTAACGAAGCCATTGTTAATGACCCTGATGAAGATATTGTTAAGATGAATCTTGACAGAACAGGGCTTTCAGATAACATTAAAAAGCTTTTTCAGAAAGAATTTACTACCGTACTAGAGCTCTTGAACTTTAATTCGCAATGCTATGATATCTTTAGAAGATGGTATGTTGACGGCAGGCTATATTATCACGTTGTAATTGATATTAAGAGTCCGGAGTTAGGTATACAAGAATTAAGATATGTAGATCCAAGACGTCTACGTAAAATTAAAGAAGTAAGAAAAAGAAAAGATCCAAAAACAAATATTAATATTACTGATACAAAAGCTGAATATTACCTTTTCAGCGAGAAAAACTTTAGTGATAAAGCATCATCAGCCTCTTCAAGCCCTGCTGCAGGAATTAAGATTGCCAAGGACAGTATAGTACACATCACATCTGGCCTTATGGACGTTAGTAACTCACTAATTCTTTCTAATCTCCATAAAGCAATTAAAGCATTAAATCAATTAAGAACATTAGAAGATGCTGCGGTAATTTATAGAATTTCAAGAGCACCGGAAAGAAGAATATTCTACGTAGATGTAGGTAATTTGCCTAAGATGAAAGCAGAGCAATATCTTCGCGATATTATGATACGTCACAAGAATAGATTAGTATATGATGCGTCTAATGGCGAGATCCGTGATGACCGTAAGTTCATGACACTGCTTGAAGATTACTGGTTCCCCCGCCGTGAAGGGGGTAGAGGTACGGAAGTTCAAACTCTACCCCCTGGTCAAAATCTGGGTGAGATGGGCGATATTCTTTATTTCCAGGAAAATCTTTATAAAGCACTGAACGTACCTTCATCTAGATTAAAGCAAGACACAGCATTTGCTCTAGGTCGCTCAACAGAGATTTCTCGCGATGAAGTTAAATTTGCAAGATTTATAGGTAGACTTAGACTTAAATTTACTTCATTATTTCTTAAGTGCCTGGAGAGACAGTTAATACTTAAAGGTATTATTAATAGTGACGACTGGGGTGATATTTCTTCTAGAATTTCTTTTGACTTTAATAAAGACAATTACTTCGCTGAGCTTAAGGAATCTGAAATATTTACTGAAAGACTTAACTTGCTTGCTCTGGCTGATCCATATACCGATAAGTATTTTTCTCAAGATCGGAAGA